GGGTTATACAGCCCCGGGCGCCTAGGTATAATGTTGTAGTTGGGCAGTGTCTCAAGCCCATTGAAAAAAAGATCTTTCGCGGCATTGATCGAACTTGGGGGCATCCCACCATAATGAAGGGGTACAATGCTCACGATTGTGCTCGCCAGCTACGTAGTAAATACGAGCGGGTGAAAACTAAGTGTGGCGTTGTTATGGTGGGTGTTGATGCTTCGAGGTTTGACCAGCATGTGTCATTTGATGCTCTGCAATATGAGCATGGGTATTATACGGGTGTGGCCAAATATGGACACAGACGGCTCTCCGAGCTTCTGTCTTGGCAGTTGTGGAACCGAGGAATCGGGTTTGCTGCGGACGGTAAGCTGAAGTACCTCACTAAGGGGTGCCGTATGTCCGGGGATATGAACACTAGTTTGGGGAATTGCATTCTTATGTGTGCTATGTTTCACCTCTTCTTTGAAGATTTTCAAATTGAGGGGGAACTAGCTAACAATGGGGATGACTGTGTGTTATTCATTAATCCTCGTCACCGGTTAATTGTGACGGAGAATTTGCAGGCGTGGTTTTTGCGTTTCGGGTTTGAAATGACCCTGGAACGTCCTGTAAATAGATTTGAAGAGATGGAATTTTGCCAGTCGAAGTGTGTTTACGATGGCGAACGCTGGGTGTGTGTACGTAATTACCCCAGCTTCATCTCTAAGGACTGTTCTTCCGTCCTACCCTTGTCCACTGGACACTGTTTGGAGGGGTATGCGGGGGCTATATCGGATTGTGGACTTGCTTTGGCAGGTGGAATTCCAATTGCAGATGCGTTTTATCGCGCTATGCATACCATCAGCCGAGGTATTCGATTGAAGATTGACTCAAGTACTGGCTGGGAACGCGGATTTGTGTTCCTGGCTAAGGGGATGTCTCGAGAGAAGAAGACGATATCGCCAATGGCCCGATGCTCTTTCTATTATGCTTTTGGGATTCTACCTGACCAACAAGTCATTGTGGAGGATCAACTGCGAGATTGGGGTGCGAGTTTTGAGAGGGACGCCTGGGGCGTACCCTTTTTGCTGTAATCCGGCCCGGGAACGCGTAACCTGCGTAATGGTTAGGTGGCTGCTAGCCACGGGGTTTGTGGATGTAATAGACCAAAACGGTGGTGGACCTTTGAGTTCACCTTAATAATTCCGTGCTAACCAGAATGCCGAGAGACTGCACGGCTCTTCCTCC